CTTTCACTCTATCTCTCAAAATAGTTGTTGACTTTGTGTATTCTGTGAACTATTGTGCGCGTGTGCTGATGCACATTATCCGTTTCCTAATCAGGGAGGTTCCAATGATTTACACCCATCAGGATCTATTCGATCCTCGTCAAGACACAGACCTTATAGACCGTATTCGCTTGCAGGAAGCTGCTGCTCAAGCTGCTTTAGACCGTGCTAAAGCGTCTGTTCATCACCTGTCTGCTTCTGTTCTTCGCCTTCGTGAACGCCGTTTCCAATTGGTAGAACTCGACGCCTAATCCGTTATTCCATCCATTTAGGGGCTTATCCATGACTTACATTAAAGACATCAAACTCTGTGTTGATTGCTTCTTCTTTGGCAATGAACACGGTCAGAAAGACCGTTGCATCAATCCTGTTACCACTGAACGTAGCCTTGTTACCGGCAAGGAAGAGTTTCCTTATTGCTATGCTCAACGGCAGTCTAAGCGTGACATTGACTGTGGGCCTAATGCGCAATGGTTTGTCTTAGTTGAAGATACTCAGATCGCCAGAGAAAAGGCTAGGCTTGAGTTCGAAGAGGCCATGCGTGATAGCCCCTTCTGAGCGCGAGATGATCGTCAAGGTGCTGAAACAAGGCGTCGAGGCTATTCACCGCTGGTGGGCTAGGTCGGTGTTCACCATCGTCCTACTCATCATTAGCTACTACATTGGCGCTGTTCAAACTGAGAGCCGCATAGCCGCTGATTGCAGGTTTGCTGCGGCCTTCAGGGTGGATATTCAGGCCTTCACTTGCCAGAGGAAACTATGACGAGAGATGACATCATGAGGATGGCGCGGGAAACAGACTGTCTTGACGATCAGCATTACGGTTCAATATGGGCAGATAAACTCGAACGCTTTGCCAACCTAATTGCAGCAGCAGAGCGAGAGGAATGTGCGAAGCTATGTGAGATGGTTGAAGATGATGACCTTTACTTTGGTAGCCAATATGCCTTTGCTATCCGCGAAAGGGGTGCGCCATGATCACACTAACACGCGAGGAAGCGCAGCAGGTGCTAGATTCTTTGCGAGCAGTAGAAGACCTGACTACGCACGACGATGAGGTGTATGCAGCAATCGACATCATTGAGCCGTTACTCGCGCAGCCTGAACCGGAGCCGGTGGCGTGGCATGAACCCGGAGCATACGGTAACGTGACTGTGTACAAAGATTGGGCAAAAGAAAACGGTTGGTTGCCGCTTTACAAAGGGAAGAACGAATGAGCAAACTCAAAACCGCAACTATCCCTGACCATCACAAGGTGCAGGCAAAGATTATTCTGAACGAAGCTATCGACGAGGAACCAGACAGCGTAATTGTGCTGTGCTTCTGGAAAGACCGAGGGCAGTTCAAGATCAAGGCTAGTACAGCGGCTGATCGGCTGGTAATTATTGGCGCGTTAGAAGAAGCGAAACTTAAATTTCAGATGGATGGGTATGTATGAAACCAATTGCATGGATAAAAGTACGAGAGCTATCGTATATGCAAGCCGTTGCTGAACGTGGTGCAACAGAGTGGAAAATGCCCGCGCCATCGAAGCCAAGCTGAAGGAGAAGAATAATGGATAAAACATTTGCAGCAATTGAAAAACTTAAAGAAGTCGAACTGGAGTTGCACCGGCTGAAAAACTACGTAGAGATGATGAACCGCTCAGTCGAAGCACAGCGCGAATGGCAGGGGCTAACGGATGAGGAGATGAGTGAGGCGATGGATTACTGGTCTGATCCAGTTCGCAGTGCCTATGGCGGCGCTCGTAGTGCTGATGGTGAGTACGTCGGCATGATTGATACATGGCGATATATCGAAGCTAAATTAAAGGAAAAGAACGCTTGAACACCTTTCAAGTAATAACTTTTATCGGCGCTGCATTAGTGGGTGCTGGTGGGCTAGTAGCAATTATTGTCCTGTTGCTATCAGTCTTATTGTGGGATCAGGACGATAACTGATTGGGGCTAAATATGAGTGACTTTTCACCCGAAGTGCGTAATAACGCACTATGGTCTAACGATGCACGCCGTTTCGTTGAAGGTAGAAGCGGTGAGGTTTACGCTGAGAAGATTGGCGTTAAACCGTTAGATGACTTATCCAACGTAGAAGCTGTGCAAATGGGTTTAGTAATGCAGGAACCTATCATGCGCGAGTTTGCACGCAGACAACGCATCAATTTCAAAGATGCTGACTATGCTCTGTACCATCCGCAACATTCCTTTCTTGCCTCACACTTTGATTACATTTCAGAGGATGGGCAGACACTATATGAGGTCAAGAATTTAGGTATCCACCAGCGCAAGAAGTATGGCGACGATGGTACAACTGACATTGATACAGGCTACCGTGTGCAGTGCCTACATGAATCCTTAGTCCACCGTATCCCTAACGTAGTCTTGGTGGTCTGCTTTGGCGGTCAGGAAATCTGCCACTATCCACAGCATTTCTCAGAGGAACAATGGGATTTACACGCCAGAGAGATGGCACAGTTTTGGGGGCGTATCAAGGCTAGAAACTTTGACCCTGAAACGATGGGTGATGCTGCCAAGATTGTCTACAAGGAAGACAATGGCAACAGCCTGTTAGCCAATCAGGAATTGGAAAACATTTGCGAGATGCTGAAGATCGTCAAAGAGCAGCGCAAAGTATTAGAAGCGCAGGAAGATGCCCTAGCCGCCAAAGTGCAAGGCTACATGATGGATGCCAGCCAATTAGCCACCTATGATGGTCGAATCCTAGCTACTTGGAAGGCCAGCAAATCGACTAAGTCTTTTTCTAAAGACTTGTTCAGGAACGCTATGCCAGAGATGTATGACAAATTTGTCGTTGAACAACCCGGTTCCCGCCGTTTTCTTTTGAAGTGAGGCTGACATGGATGAATTAAAACGCTTAGAAGCAATGACAGAAGCGTTGATTGAGAAGTCGCCAAGTGCAAAAGAAGCACTGGATAGTATTTTAAAACGAAGGCAGGCACACGGCGCAAAACCTGTCATTCGGGAAGTGCGCAGGTATCAGCAGGCAGTAGCAGGAATGAAAAGCATTATGAATATGTATGCCTCCAAAGTTTTGGATGACAACGTAGAGTCTTTGCTACAAGGCGATAACTTTGATTATGAAGAGCAAATACCGAGAGCAATCGCTGGAATGCTGCACATTATCCAGATTGATATGGCTGACTTACTAGAAACGTATGCGGACTTGGAGGTGTCAAATGAGTAACGTAGTCAACATGGCAGGGGAGTCGGCAATTGCCGTACTTGATCCTGCTATCCAATCATCCATTGTGTTGCGTGGTGACTTGTCTGGACTGAACGAGGATCAGAAGAAAGAGTATTACTTATATCGCTGCCGCCAAGTTGGTCTCGATCCAGCCGCTAAACCCTTTGACTTGCTAACACTCAATGGTAAACAAATCCTTTACGCGAACGCAGGAGCTACTCAACAGCTTTGTGCGCTCCACAAACTTTCCACTCAGATTACGCATCGGGAACGTGTGGATGGAATTTACATTGTCTCCGTCCGATGCACGGGCGCTGACGGAAGAGTTTCAGAAAATCAAGGCGCAGTGGATGTTTCAACCCTTGTCGGCGAGAAATTGGCTAATGCCATCCTTAAGGCGACTACGAAAGCAATACGCAGGTCGGTTCTTGCACATTGTGGACTCGGAATGCTTGATGAAACTGAAGTTGAAACCATCCCAGAAGCGCGTACAGCTCCGATAGTGGCACCACAAGCAGTAACACCTATCGAAGTACCTGCACCACCACCAAAGCCCACCACAGGCGTGGCTTTTATGGTGCCGGGAAAGACCGAAGCCTATGCCTACCATGCCAACGATGATGAGTTTGTCAATGGCTACTTGGATATGGTGACAAGCATCATGGCAAGCGGCAAGTTAAACGCTGCCGAGAAGCTGGCAAAGATCACTGCGTTAGAAGGCGCTAATGACTTTGTGCTTGGCATGATTGAAGCTGAGAAGCCAGTGCTATTCGAGGTATGGACTAAGGGCGTGAAAAGGGCGAAGGAGGATTGCGATCAGCAGATAAAAAAGGGTTGAAGCCAGCCAGCGGCAAGGGGCAATCAGCCATGATCCTAGATCACTTGCAGCAAGGTGATGGCATTACAGCCCTTGATAGCCTAAGACTGTACGGCGTGCTACGGCTGGCGGCACGCATCGAAGAACTTAGGAAAAATGGACACACCATCGTGACGCAAACGGTGCGTGTTGGCAGGAAAGAGATAGCACGTTATTCATTAGTTAAGGAGAAGCAACATGGATCGACCAGACATTGAACGCAAGATGGGTACAGGGGTACTACTGAGCAACCGTAACAAGAAGTCGCCGAGTAGTCCTGACTGGCGTGGTGAACTCAAGGTATCTGAACACTACGCTCCGGGTGACACAATCAAGCTGGCAGCATGGACTAAGGACACGAAAGGGGGTGCGCTAATTTCTATCAAAGAAGATACTTGGGTGCCACCTGAAAGTACCGGCCCCGGCAATGTCAACCCTTTCCCTAGCAAGCGGAAAGATGATTCTGATTTGCCTTTCTAATGGAGATCACATGAAATATTTGATAGCACTCTGGTTAGCAGTTACCGCACCACTGGTTTGGGCAAGCTGCACCTACAATACCTACTGCGATCAAGGTAGGTGTGTTACTTGTACAACCTGCTGCTACGGCTCCAGTTGTCAGACCAACTGTTATTAACTCTTTTGGGGGAAAGCGGATGCTGGTTTGATGATTAAAAAATCGTCAAGGATAGAGCCAGACGCAGCGAGTACCCCACCCCCACCATGAGCAAACTTAACAGGCAGCGTGGCGCAAGCTATGAACGTGAAGTCGCCAATGCAATATTTGATCAGCTAGGCATACGCATTCGACGGAACCTGAAGCAGTATCAGGTGTCGGATGAAGGTGACTTAATCCTTGGCAAATATCTCATTGAATGCAAACGCAGACGCAAGATTGCAGTGTATGATTTTATGGAGCAAGCAGAGAAGGCTTGCGAGATAGGTCAAATACCCATTGTGATCATGCGCGAGGATGGCAATAAGTCTTTAGCCATGCTCCGACTTTCCGACTTGCTGACTCTGTTAGGTAACGAATTAACCCCCCATCAGCCACAGGATGAACCTTCGCCTGAAGGTAGTTAGGAGCGTTGCGGGGCGCAGCGTCACTGTGGCACGCCCCACCCTTACGGAGATCACATGGAAAAGCAGAAACATATCTTTATTGCAACGCCCATGTATGGTGGGCAATGCACAGGTGTATTTGTTCAGTCGTTGATTAACTTGATTGGCGTGCTAGGTAGCAAAGGTTACAAAACTTCTTGTTCCTTCATGTTCAATGAAAGCCTGATTACCCGCGCACGTTGCAATATGGCGCACCAATTCCTGCAAGGTGATGCTGATTACCTACTTTGGATTGACGCTGACATCAAGTTTCGGGCAGAAGATGCAGTCAAAATGCTTGAAGCCGATGTTGATGTCATAGGTGGAATCTATCCAAAGAAGGAAATCAATTGGGATATGGTTAAACAAGCTGTGTTGGATGGCAAAGACAATTTGCACAACCACACAGGCAGCTTTGTAGTCAATCTTCTGGAAGGCGAATCTTCTATTACCGTGCCAGTAGATCAGCCGTGTGAGGTATCAGCCCTTGGCACAGGCTTCATGCTGGTCAAGCGTGATGTCTTTGAGCAATTGAAGCCTCACACAGACACTTACGTTAGCGACATGACACACTTGGCAGGGCAGGAAATCTACGCTTTCTTCCTTGATCCCATTGATCCAAAGAGCAAACGCTTGTTGTCAGAGGATTACTTCTTCTGTCACCAGTGGCGCAAGATTGGCGGCAAGATTTATGCAGCGCCTTGGTGCCAAATGGGTCACATGGGAACGTACCTGTTTGAAGGCGGCTTGATGGGTAGTGAGTGAAAAAACCCCCGCTGATTAGGCGGGGGAAAGCCTAGGGAGAAGAGACTAGGCTACAGCTACAGGGAGAGAGTGTCGTTCACTCACTGATAACAATAACGTCCAAGCCGTTTTTCCACAAGCCTAGCAAGTGGGCATTTTTCTGTTTGCCTCGCATGTCATAGACTTGGGTTAAACGGTCTGGCACCAATTCCAATAGGTTCGGCGTCCAGCTTGGATCAATAATATCCTCCAAGACCAATACCCCACCATCAGCCAATAACGGCACATAGTTTTGCAAAAAGAAAACCATTGACTGAAGCGTGTGTGGGCCATCATCAATGATGATGTCAAACTTGGGTTCTAACTTGCTGACAAACTCTTTCGAGTAGGCATTCTCTGTTAGCTGCTTGACGCGCTCTAAGCCTTCCACCGCAGGACAGTGGTTGACATCCACCCCAATAATCTCAGCCTTATGAAAATACTGTTGCCATAGCCTTATGCTATCGCCTCGGTAAATGCCAATTTCCAAGACATGCTTTGCCGTGTCTTGCCTAGGCGTAAACAATTCATCGTAGAAACTATGGATATAGCCTAGGTCGTACTTGTCAGTTTTTGTGATGAAGTTGGCTTCAATGAAATCAACTAAGCGCATCGTTATCGCTTAGCGGTTCGTGCTGAACGCTTGAAAGCCTTTGCGGTAGGCGCACCCTTGGTTCCGGGTTTACGCATACGCTCTCCGCTGCCAGCCTTGATTCTGTTGCGCTTTGCTGCAATGTTGGAATAAAGTCCGGTCTTCATTTGATCCCCCAAAAGTAAAGGTCATGGCAATCTGAGTTAGTGCTGAACTCATACCGCTTGAACACGCTTAAATCTATTTCCCGCCGCACATCTTCTTCAGTCA